CCAGCCCAGCCGCCGCCAATAATAACGCCAGCACAACCAGCAGCAACCGGTTCATGCGGCTACCTGTTGCGCCATCTGATTATGGGTGATCCAGAAGGCAATAACGGTCAGCAGATAAAAGACCAGGGTAATGGCCCACCCCGTCCAGGCGAGACTGACGACAATCAGCAATCGTATCACCCAGCTGATAAATACGTTTTCTTTTCGGGTAATTGTCTTCAGTAAAGATGCCCTCAACTCCTGCCAGAGCGGGCCATTCTTAATTAACGAAGCCAGTGCTACCGGAATTACCGCCCATGTCAGTAAACAGGCTACCCAAACGCCGGACGCTGCCAGTACCGGAAAAATCCCCTGCGGATACACCATTGCTGCGATTAACAGCGCCATCCATAACATCAGAAACAGCCCGCTGATTAATTTCTTTTTCATTTCAGTTTGCTCCCTGTAAACACCAGGCCATCTCCCGCGCACGGCGGTTATCCAGCCCCTGATTAAAAACACCTTTCACATAAACCCAGCGCGGCAACTGTCGGCACGCATCCGCCCAGCGCCGCTGATTGAGCAATTTCACCAGCGTGGAACTGCAGGCATTGCCCGTACCCACGTTGAAGGCAAACGACACCGCAGCGTCATACACCTTCTGCGGCGGCTGTTGCTTCACACACTTTTCCAGCGCCCGCTCCACACGCAGCACGTTGGAGATCAGCCCTTCTGCTGCCTGTCGCTCCGTAATGGTTTTGCCGGGAATGACGCCCGACGTATTACCAATACCGTCGGTCCAGACACCCGCGCTGCACTGATACGGCTGCAGACGACAACCTTCGTAATCGGCAATCAGTTTCAGTCCCTCCACGGAGGTGTGAAGCTGCTGAAAACCCGGCAGCGTGGCAGCAATAGCCAGCACGGCCCCGACAAGGCAGCGTTTAACGATTGATGGATTCATAGTCCTCCCGCGAGATCTGCCCGTCGCGCAGAAGCTGGTAGGCTTTGTGTTTGTAGTACCAGTTGATAGCCAGCATCAGCACACCAATCATCAGGCCGCCCAGCGTTGAGGCATCCTTGATGGACAAATCGCCCAGCCAGGCCAGCACGACGGCGATGCAATACGTGATAAAGGCGCTGATTCGCTCAAGCGTCATAATTCAGTCCCATAGCTGGACGGTCTGCACGGTGGTGGTGGTCGGAATGTCCGGCAGCTCCACCTGCAGCCCGTGAGGTAAAAAGGGGCCGTATTCGGCAAGCCCCGGATTTGCCTTCAGTACCTGCTCCGTGACACCCTGCGTGCGCCCGTAATGACGCCAGCAAAGCGCGTCCACCGTGTCATACTGATGCGCACGCACTTTCATCAGATAAGCTCCACTGTGCAGTGCGGCGCGTCCTGCACCCGGCTGATGGCCCAGCGGGCGTCACGCCACAAATCACCGCTTGCTTCCGCCAGTTCTTCGCCCCGCTTCGCACCGGATGCCGTGGCGTCATAGTCCTGGAAACGTTCGTTGAGCATGGCGCGAGCCCAGCAGTAAACCGCGTTGAAATAGTGCTGAATGCGCTCACTTTTCCCGTCCAGCTGTTCCGCCGGAACCTCAGCCAGCGACGCATACCCCAGCATCTGCTGGCGTCTGCGAAACTCATACAGCTCTGCGTTAACCTCCGAAATTGCCGACAGTGCAACCTGCTTTAAACGCGGCTGCGTCACCGTGCCGTCAGTGCGCATGACACTGCGAAACTCCGACAGGTCCACATCAGGCCAGAACGGCGTATTTCTAATGATTTCCGCCTGTTCCGGTGCCTGTTCTGGCGCAACAAACTTCATGCTGCTTTCTCCTGAAATAAAGGGCGGTGGACGGGGTTTTGATGTGGCTGTGCCTTTCGCCACCCCGTGCCGCCCGTGCGCGGGGGCACGTTCTGTCAGCGGCTGTCATTGCGCAGTCTGCGCTCCAGCTGCTGTTTGTCTTTTTTCACGCCACAGCGGGGATCGAGCTGTAACGCATGGTTGAGATGATTAAGGGCGGAAGCCGGATTGCTTTCACTCAGGACCGCGCCAATCGCTTTATGCAGACGTGCCCGTGACTGGTCCGGCATATCCAGACCGTCTGTCAGCTCCAGCGTCTGCAGCAACAGATCGGCATCAAAGCCGGTGGCGGCAAGCATTGCGCTCTGCGCTGCATCTGCCATTTCCTCTGTCAGCACGGTCTGCACGTTGCGGTTGCCCAGCGGCATCACCCATCCATGACGCAGGGCATGACGCCCGATCTCCAGCGCCCCGGCATAATCTCCGGCATCAATGCGCCACAACATCACGTACATCAGCACGTCATCCTGTTGAGCGCCTCCGGCAGCCAGGACACCCTCCGCCCAGGCGGCGTACTTCGGCAGCAGCTCCACTTTGATTTCCGCTTTTTTGACCGTGGACTGAACGCCCTTGAGACGGCGGCGGTCTTCCGCCAGTTGCAGCAGCATCAGGTCATAGCCCGATGCGTGGCGAACACTGCCACCCTCACGGACGGCCTGTTCAGCCTGAACGCGCAGGCGATGCTGCCGTGCGGGACTCAGGCTCATGGATTACGCTCCGGTTTCGGCTGCGGCGGCGCTGAAATCACTAATCTGGATGTTTTCCACCAGTGCGGCGCAGCGGTAGTCCTCAACCACATAGGCTTCGTTAACGGATTCAAAGTTTTCAATCCGGTCACGTTTCGGGTTGTCGATAACTGAACGGCGGCGGGTGTCTTCCTGCCAGTAGATGGACAGGTTATCCAGACGGGTGATCAGCAGCGCATTCGGCGGGAAGAACGGCGCACGCACGGCCTGCAGGCCACCCATGCGTTTCTGACTGATGATCATATCGGCAGCCAGTTTTTCACTGTTTTCCTGCTCTTTGTTGACCAGCGGGAAATACTTGTCAGACAGCAGTTCACGACCGCAAATCACCACCAGATCGTCATCGTCCTGGTAGACCACGTCGATAAGCTCATTGACGGCATCCATCACCACGGCGTCCAGGTTGGCATATTCGCCACCTTTCCCGACTTTCACTGCGCCCGGTGTGGTTTCACCGCCCGTGGTGGTGCTGCCCATGACGTGATCCGGTGCATCCTCACGGATTTTCTGCAGCCAGCCTTTATTCACATCCTGCAGCAGCGGGTTTTCGCTACGGTTGGAGGTTTTCGCACGCTTCACGCCATTAAAGCCGATCATGATGCGGTCCAGTGCCTGACGTTTCACGATGGCGTCACGGATACGCACCTGAAAATCCTGAAACTTCGCCCACAGGTCCAGCTTCGCGTAGGTCAGCACCGTGTCAAAGTTGGTCTGCTCGCATTTATATTCCACATCGACCATCAGCGTCGGATCGACAGGTTCACGCTCTTTCGCAGTGGTATCAGTGGTTCCGGCAATGGTGCTGCCAACTCCCAACCCCAGCAGCTGACCGGACTGCTCAGTCACTGGCGTGACGTTAATCAGAGTCAGGAAAGCGGCGGACTGCTGGATCTGGTCTTCCAGCGTCTGCTGCACGGACGGCTCTACGGTGAACTTGCTGGACAGTTCTTCAACTGCCACACCGTTCAGACGCGCCAGTTGCTGCAGGTAAGCGTTAAAAGCAAAGCGGGTATTCTTCTTCATCAGGTTTTGTGCTCCATCAGCAATTGGTCAGAGTGTCAGCGGGGGCGTTACCGCCTGTTGCACGCTGGCGGTAGTCCTGGCGGCTGTCTTCATGACTCAGCTTGTCCACCAGTTCGTTAAAGGCGGTTTGCTGTGCCTGCAGGGCAGTCTCCAGCTCAGACAGGCGTTCTTCCTGCTCAGACAGGGATTTTTCGGTGCGTGCGCTCAGGTTCTGCTGCTCAGTGGCGACCAGCTCCACGGCCTTATGCACATCAGAGAACCGGGCGTCATCGGACTGCTCTTTTTTGGTAAACAGCGCCGTGACGCGGGCAAACAGGGACGGTTTGTCGTCCTGGACTTCTTCCAGTTCGATCACCGTTTCCTCTGCGGCGGTAAAGAGATTGGCGGGATTCTGCTTGCGGTTTGCCAGCGGGTTATGGGCTGCACTGGCGCTGAATGTCAGCATTTCAGTGCCCAGACTGGCAGGGTCATCAGTGGCAGCCAGGCCGACTAGGTAGGCTTTGCCCGTATCAGCGAACTTCGGGCTGACTTCCATAAAGGTGAATAATTTCTGGCCTTTTTTCACCAGTTCCACCAGGGACTCCGTTGGCTCAACGTCAGCATACAGCGCCATCTTGCCTGCCAGCGGACCTTCCGTGATTTCTTCAGCAAACAGCGCCGTCACCTTGCCGTAGCGGTTAAAGGTGCTGTCCGGCAGATAAGACTTGATGTGCTCAAGGTTAATCAGCGCGGTATACACCGCCGGGTTATAGCTGGCTGCCATCTGTTCCAGCCATTCACGCTGGATTTCGCGTCCGTCGGTGGTGGCACCTTCCACCCCGATGCGAAAACGCTTTGCTTTCACTGTCATGAGCCGTGCTCCGTTAGAAAAAACTTACTGGAGCCTTATGGTTGCGGTGATAGGGGCAGTGAAACAATGCGCGGTATTTGTACCGACAACCACACAAACCGCAGGCGGGGAAAGCCTTCATTCAAGGCTGTAGGTTTGTGCCATGAACACCACACTGACACCCGCAGATCTCGATCCCCGTCGGCAGGCCATGCTGCTGTACTTTCAGGGATACCGCGTAGCCCGCATTGCTGAAATGCTGGGCGAGAAAGTTGCAACCGTTCACAGCTGGAAAAAACGCGACAAGTGGGGTGACTATGGGCCTCTGGATCAGATGCAGCTCACCACCGCCGCACGCTACTGCCAGCTCATCATGAAGGAGCACAAAGAAGGGAAAGATTTCAAAGAGATTGACCTGCTGGCGCGCCAGTCTGAGCGCCACGCGCGGATCGGCAAGTTTAACAATGGCGGCAACGAAGCCGACTTAAACCCTAACGTCGCCAACCGCAACAAAGGCCCACGCCGTCAGCCTGAAAAGAATGTTTTCACCGATGACCAGATTGAGAAGCTGGAAAAAATTTTCCATTCCTCCATGTTCAACTACCAGCGCCACTGGTGGGAAGCCGGAAAAACCAACCGCATCCGCAACCTGCTGAAGTCACGCCAGATCGGCGCGACCTTCTATTTTGCCCGTGAAGCCCTGATTGACGCCCTGCTTACCGGACGTAACCAGATTTTCCTTTCTGCCAGTAAGGCACAGGCCCACGTCTTCAAACAGTACATCATCGACTTTGCCAAAGAAGTGGAGGTGGAGCTGAAAGGCGATCCGATGGTGCTTCCCAACGGGGCCACACTGTATTTCCTCGGCACCAATGCCCGCACTGCCCAGAGTTATCACGGTAACCTGTATCTGGATGAATATTTCTGGATACCGAAATTTCAGGAGCTACGCAAAGTGGCTTCCGGTATGGCTATTCACAAGAAATGGCGGCAGACCTATTTTTCCACACCATCCAGTCTGACCCACAGTGCTTATCCGTTCTGGTCCGGTGCGCTGTTCAACCGTGGGCGCAACAAAGCTGACAAGGTGGACATCGACCTGTCCCACAGCAATCTGGCCCCCGGCCGGCTGTGCGCAGACGGGCAATACCGCCAGATAGTCACCGTGGAAGATGCGGTGCGCGGCGCCTGTAACCTGTTCGACCTTGACCAGTTGCGCATGGAGTACAGCCCTGACGAATACCAGAACCTGCTGATGTGCGAGTTCGTGGACGATCTCGCGTCCGTGTTCCCGCTCAGCGAATTGCAGGCGTGCATGGTGGACAGCTGGGAAGTCTGGACCGACTTTCATGCACTGGCCCTGCGCCCGTTTGGCTGGCGCGAAGTGTGGATCGGTTATGACCCGGCAAAAGGTACGCAGAACGGCGACAGCGCCGGATGCGTGGTGGTGGCACCGCCAGCCGTGCCAGGCGGTAAGTTCCGCATTCTTGAGCGTCACCAGTGGCGCGGAATGGACTTTCGCGCCCAGGCTGACGCCATCAAAAAACTGACTGAACAGTACAACGTGACCTATATCGGCATCGACTCAACCGGCGTTGGTCACGGGGTTTACGAGAACGTGAAAGCGTTTTTTCCTGCCGTCCGGGAGTTTGTCTACAACCCCAACGTTAAAAACGCCCTGGTACTCAAGGCCTACGACATTATCAGCCACCGCCGTCTTGAGTTTGACGCCGGGCACACCGACATTGCGCAGTCATTCATGGCAATCCGTCGCGCCACCACCGCCAGCGGCAACCGCCCGACCTATGAAGCCAGCCGCAGCGAAGAAGCCAGCCATGCCGATCTGGCCTGGGCAACAATGCACGCACTGTTTAACGAACCGCTGCAGGGCGAGTCCGCCAATACCAGCAATATTGTGGAGATTTTTTGATGGGAAAGAGTAAGAAGAACCGCGCTGCGGCGACGAAACAGACCCAGCATAAAAACCAGACTTCAGCCGAAGCATTCAGCTTCGGCGATCCCGTTCCGGTTCTGGACCGCCGTGAACTACTGGACTATGTGGAATGCGTACAGACAGATCGCTGGTATGAGCCGCCAGTGAGTTTTGACGGACTGGCGCGCACCTTCCGCGCCGCCGTGCATCACAGTTCACCAATTGCGGTGAAATGCAACATTCTGATCAGTACCTACATCCCTCACCCGCTGCTCAGCCAGCAGGCTTTTTCACGTTTTGTGCAGGATTATCTGGTATTTGGTAACGCTTACCTGGAGAAACGCACAAACCGGTTCGGAGAGGTCATCGCTCTTGAGCCTGCTCTGGCAAAATACACCCGACGCGGATTAGACCTGGATACCTACTGGTTTGTGCAATACGGCATGACCACGCAGCCGTATCAGTTCACGAAAGGAAGCATCTTTCATCTGATGGAACCGGACATCAACCAAGAGATCTACGGCCTGCCAGGTTACCTTTCTGCCATTCCGTCAGCCCTGCTCAACGAGTCCGCCACGCTGTTCCGCCGATAGTATTACATTAACGGCAGTCATGCAGGCTTCATCATGTACATGACCGATGCCGCGCAAAACCAGGAGGATGTGAACAACCTCCGCAATGCGATGAAAAGCGCCAAAGGACCAGGTAACTTCCGCAATCTGTTTATGTACTCGCCTAACGGCAAAAAGGACGGGCTTCAGATCATCCCGTTGTCAGAAGTCGCGGCGAAGGATGAGTTTCTGAACATCAAGAACGTGAGCCGGGATGACATGATGGCGGCGCATCGTGTGCCACCGCAAATGATGGGGATTATGCCTAATAATGTCGGGGGGTTTGGGGATGTGGAGAAGGCGAGCCTGGAGTTTGTACGTAACGAGTTAATACCGTTACAAAAAAGAATGATGGAAATAAATAAATTGGTAAGTGAGAACATTGTTAAATTTGATAGTTATAAACTAGCTACTTAACGTAATCACTAAATGAGGTTCTTTAACACAGCTAAAAAATTTATTAATAGCCAGCAGTTTTTATGAATTTCTTCAGCGTGCAGATACACGCTGAAGATGCAAAAAATCATATGAGACGACCGTCTGGACTTCTGTTACCTAAATGTAATTCACAGAGTATCCACCTAATCACATCAGGTCGAATTAACCCAGCTACAAAAACCGAATTCCAATTATTTTTACCTTTATGTTTTTCATCCAACAGCAACAACTCGCGAGTCAACAACTCATATACATCGC